ACCTCGACCGTATGCGCGTCAGTGGATGATCCGCAGGCTATACGATGCCGCCCCAGCAGCCACACGTCGCCCAGAACCGTCACGGGCACGGCAGGCGCGTCAGGCACCGCGTCGGGATCGGTTAGGCCCTCGGTCTCGTCCAGTGTCAGCGCGGCGATCTCGCCCAAGTCAAAACCGGTCAATGACAGGTCGAACCCCTCAGCTTCCAGATCCTGCAACTCGATCTTGAGCAGATCGTTGTCCCAGCCTGCGTCCAATGCCGTGCGGTTGTCTGCCAGCACATAGGCGCGCCGCTGCGCCTCGGTCAGGTGCGCGGCGTCAATCGTCGGCAGCGTATCAAGCCCCAGCTTCTGGGCCGCCATGACGCGCCCGTGGCCCGCCACAATGCCGTTTTGCCCGTCCGTAATTATAGGTGACAGAAACCCAAATTCACGGATCGAAGCGGCAATCTTGTCCACCTGAGCGGGGCTGTGAGTCCGGGCGTTGCGTACGTAGGGTATCAGGCTATCGGTCGGAACCGTTTTATATTGGGGAAATTTCGGTGCAGGCATCATAGACTGGTCTCCTTTTGCGCGACATTGTAGTTGGCACGCCCTTAACCGCGAATGCCACCATGCATTCAGTGGTGCGCTTGTCGGGGTCGATACCAGCCAGACTGAGCACTTCCCGACCGTCCCGTGAGTTTGCCCACAGTATCAGGGTTTTTAGCGCCCGGCCTTTGTGTTTTTTGGACTCTGTTGCTGTATGGTGGATTGCATCATTGAGTGATGTTAATGCCACGGCAGACCACATGGCCCGCATGCGTGCTGCCTGGTCTGCGTTATCAGTCATCACCAACCCCCCATCAGAATGTCCTGCACACGGTCCATGTCCGGCTCAGGCCCTAACAGCAGCCGGACGGCCTCAGACAGCGCGTCTCGCTGTTCTGACAGCGCGTCACGCTCGTCTGACAGCGCGTCCCGATCCGTCTCAAGCGCGTCATGGTCGTCGGGATCAATCGCCTCGTCCTGCCAGCGGCGCAGATCGTCCAGTTCATCCCACACCCACGCCAGAGACGGCCAGCGTTCCCGGTGGTGCATCGTGTTGTCCGTGTTCATGCGGGCCACTGCGGCCAGGTTGTCAAATCCGTTGCGGGGCATTGGCATGGTGTTCCTCCGGTTGCGTTTTGGTGATATTGCCGCTTATTGCCGCCAGATGCAAGCGGTTTGTGTTGGGCAGATACCAAAAACCATCTGTCCACCTGTTAAACCTTTGGTTTTATTAAATAATCCTAAAGCGCGGACCGATTGGACCGCAACCTAGCACTGAGCCTATGGTGAGTGAGAAAGCACCCATAATAAATACTATAATTATAGAACCTCACATTTTTTACACCTACGAAACACCTCTAACTATCAGTCCAATCGGTCCGGCAGCATAAAAAACTAAACAAATCAAACGCTTAAAGGTGGACAGGTTATGTGTCCACCGGACCAGACTATATGTCCATCAGGCACAAAAAAGCCCCGCCACAATTTAATGGGACGGGGCGTTAATTTAACGGTAATTTACAGACCGGGCATTTTAACCACTGTTGGCCGGATCGGGCCGCTGTCACCCAATCGTTGCGCTGCGTCATACAGCGCCATGGTGTCTGCGGGACCTCTGCCTGCCAGGTCCTCGACATGATACAGTCGAGTCTTTGTCGCTGCCTTGGGAAAGCGGTTTGCTTCGGAAGGTGACGTGTTGCACCGCATCGTGTGCCTGTAGCCTATCTGTTCAAGCTGCCGTGCCAGATAAGGGCCGCCTGGCACTTTAAGATCCTCGGACTCAAGCAGATCGCGTACCGCGTTGATTGAAACCCACCCGCCCCTAAAGCCTACAGCGCCTTCGGTCACAGCCGACCGGATCAGCCCCGCCGCCGCCCCGTCACCCGCGTGCATCGCCTCAGCCGTGCTGGACGTGACAGGCGCGCGGGACGGCACCACATCAAGCGCCAGGTGGCCCAGATAGCCCCGCACCGCCTCGGCCCCGCCCGCACCCCACCAATCGTAGTAGGATCCCCACCAGTCACCCGTGCCGCCGGTCCACCATGACGGGTAGAACGCCCGCGCGGCTTCATCTTCGGTTTGCAGGGCTGAGATGAAATGTGCGTAGCGGCGTTCGCCCGGCGTGGCCAGCATGCAATGCAGATGGTTCGTGGTGAATATCCAGTTGGTGAAGTTCTGCGTGTCGAAGGAGCCTTTACCCTTGCCGTGAATGTGGGCGTCGTCGTCGGTGATCCATGGCTTGATCTTTTCAGACAGTACCGACAATTCGCGCTTACTGTGATCGCCTATTTCATTCACCACGATCAGCGTCTTTTGGTGCATGTATCCGTTGAAGTCTGTGGCAATCACATCAGGCGACGGGTGCGCCACGTTCTTGCGCCCGTGGCAATATGCGACGGCTTGGGAAATCGTGCCCTTGCCGCACCCCGGCGTGCCCTGCATCACCGGCGACCAGCGCAACATCACGCCGGGCCGCTGCACCAGATGCGCCAGAATTTGCAACAACGTGTGTTGGTCTGATGCGTCCGGGAAGTTTGACCGGATAACGTGCAGGAACGGCTCAACCGCTTCAGGTCCGACCGGCGCGGCAGGCGCGGCATGTCCGGGCTCGTAGACGTTGCGGATCTTGCGCGCCTTGTCGTCATAAAGTTCAACACCCTCCAGCGGATTATATCCCGTTGCGTGATAACTGAGCGTGTCGGGATGCTCCCACCAATAATCCGCTGCCAGCTTGGCGCGGGCATTGCCTGTGGCCTTATCCTCGATCATGATCGGCGGCAGTTGCGCCATGGCATCCCGGAACTGTGTGCGGGTCTGAGGCTGCATCCCGCCCCTCGCATCCACCGCCACCGCCTGCCCGTCCTCGTTTCGGACAATGAAGTAATAACTCAACTCGGCATATTCCGGCGTCTGCAACGCAACGGCACCCTTGGCTGCCAGAAAAGCCGTGACAGCCCGCTTTACCGCTGCCTGCATTTCCATCTTGATCCCGTGCGGCTTGCACTCTGCCAGCACCGTGTCGCGGTCAGCAGGCGACAGGCGCGCAATTTCGTCTGCCAGCAATTCCACCGCCGTCAGGGGGTTGTCCTTGATCCGCGCACAGATCAGATCGACCACACTGGCCGCCCGTGGCGCTGTCGGCATTCCCTGCCCCGGCACGTCTGGCATCATCCCGGCTGGAACATGCGACGGGCCGGGCATGTTCAACAGGCGGTGTCGCGCCCCTATCGCCGCCACGTCCGCCCCGGCCTGCCGCGCATGGTATCCGATCGACCCCATGCCTGATCCGCCGCCTTTACCCGATGTAAAAGTGGGCCATTTGTCCTGCACTTCACCAGGTTTATGGTTCGCCCCGCGTTCTGACCATTTGTCGGCCAGATCCATGCCGTCGTCAGACCCACCGGACGCATCGTGAATGGCAGATATTATCCTCTGCCAATCCTGATATCCGCCCGCGTCCGGGTCGATATATGTCAGCAGTTCCTCGACCTCACCCAGCGCGGGTGGTGTGGCGCGGCGCGGCGCATCGGTCTGGGGCGTATCGGTGCTGCACACCATTTCCAGCAGCCACGCTGGCGCATCCGCAATCGGTGCGCTGTTGTTCCAGATATAAACGCCGCCGTCAGGTTTGACAGACGGCGGGGCGATGACCATCCCGCCGTCGCCCCGCACGTCCAGCCCCGGCCCGATCTTGCCCACGCTGTTGCGGATAGTTCCTGTGTCGGGCCAGTTGAAATAGAAGTGTTTGGACCCGCTCGGACTTTGAGCGGTGAGCGTTTCAGGCATGGCACCTGGAAGCGCGGCAAGGCTTGCAAATCCGTCAACGCCATGTCCCGCGTCTGTATCGACGTCGATCACAAATATCCCGGACACTTGGCCGGTCACGACGGCCACATTGGCTTTGGGGAACTGCGTCCAATATCGGCACAACGTGTCATGGTCTGACGTTGCGCCCCATCTTGGTCCGCCCCGCTGCGCGGCTGCAATGTGTGACTTCTTGGTCCCGACAGGTGCCGGAAAGACCATCCATCCGCGCTTGGCATATAGCAGTGCGGCGTCGATCATTGGACAAACCCCCACGCGTCATAGTCCACAGCGCCATCGGTTGCCTGCTTTATGCGCCGTGCCAGACTGAGCGATGGTGTTCGCTTGCCGCTGCGCAACATAGATATGCAGACCTCGGACACGCCAACATCGCGCGCAAGATCGCGGGCCGTGCGGCCCTTCAAATAGTCGTTTAGCTTTTCCATGATGCCCTTTGTGCGCTTGCCTTTGACTTAACACCATGATAAGTAATGTGTGACAAGTCAACCCTCATAAAGGACCACTCCAATGACCGACCTATCAAATATAGCCAACGCACTGTTGCTTATCGCAGGCGAAGACGAACACAGCAAAAGCGAACCGGTTTGGACCAGATTGCAAAACAGATGGAAACTGCCAATTCTGACCGTTCTTACGATTCCGAACGATTGTCTATCGCCATTCTGACAGCGGCAGAGTCAGTGGCAGGCGCACTCAA